TGCGAAATAAACAATGGAAAGTACAAAACATTAACTTGGGACAGACAAGAAAAAATGTATTACTCAACTCCATTTAACATACATGAAAGAGGAGAAATAGATGTATAAACATAAACCTGGCATTCAAATGGACGAACATGGTTTTAGTGAATCTAAAAATATAACTGGTCAAAAAGTAGAAGATCTTAGACACATGATATATGGTGTTTTAGAACCTATGATTATGCATCAAGAAACAGAAGATAAAAATCTAAAACTAAGGTTAGATGGTCATAGTGGTTCTATATTAGAAAATTTAAAATATCCGGCTAAAAAACTTCTTATTGATTATAAACATAAAAAATCAAATCATATTTATGAAATACAAATAAAAGATGTTTCTGTTAATTATGATGAAAAAGGAAACAATACATTAATTTCTCAAGGACTTCCCATAACTAATGGTACGGATCTAATTAAAAAATGTGAAGAAGCTCCTAAATGGGTTTGGGTTAAAAAAGACGCTTTCTATTTTTTTAAAAAACCTAAATTTAAATTAGGCAATAATTATGATTTACAATGTAATTATTGTATTAAATATAATGACTGTAAAACTCAAAATCAATTTATTGGTTGGGTAGAACATCTTAATGCTAAAAGTTGGGTAACTAAAACAATGTTAAGTCAATTTATGAAGTTAGCCGACAAACTACATAAAGAAAAAACGGGTTTAAATTTAACCGGTAATTTTTAATGGATAAAAAAAACATTAAATTAAAACTAAGACTTAAGGAAACACGAAATTGGATAGAAAATTTTATAGAAGTAGAAAGACATAGATCAATTTCTAAAAAAGCTATCAAACAGTTAAATAAAGAAAACCCTATATTAATGTCTATCTTTACCTTTATATATCTTCCTAGTAAAATAGTTAAATTTATTAGTGACATATATTGGAAAAATGAATATAGTAAAGCCAAGAAAGAAGTAGAAATAATAAAGAAACAAATAGGAGAAATAAATGAGTGATAACTTACAAAAGATGTTCATTGAGGATGCCCCTCAAGACTTGGACAATTTAAAAGGTGTAGAAAATTTATCTACTCTTGTCTTGGAGTTACAAAAACTTGAAGATGAGATTAAAGAAAAAGAAGATAGATTAAAATCTACAAAAGAAAAAGCAGACAAACTTTCTCAAGCTGCTATCCCTGAAATAATGGAAGCTTTGAAAATGAAAACTATGAAGTTAGCTGATGGATCTGCAATAGAAATTAAAGAAATATATAGCGCAACAATTCCTGCTGATAAAAAGGAAGGCGCTTATAACTGGCTTCGAGAGCATGGCTTGGGTGATCTTATTAAAAATGAGGTTACCGTTTCCTTTGGTCGTGGCGAAGACAACAAGGCTAGCGAATATGCAAACCTTGCAAAAGGGAATGGGTTCGAACCAACTCAAAAGTTGAAAGTCGAACCTATGACCCTTAAAGCATTGTTTAGAGAGCGTTCTGAAAATAAAGAAGAGCTGCCATCTGAACATTTTAACCTGTTTAAGGGAAACAAAACAAAAATAACAAGGAGTAAATAACATGAGCGAAGAAACAAGAGACGTGACAGAAAAAAAAAGTGGTGCATTAGCAACTTTAGACTTTGTTGCAGACTCAGGAATGGGTTTGGAAAACATTGACAAGAGTGATCTAGCATTACCTTTTCTGAAACTACTGCAGAGTGGTTCAGATGAAACAAAAAAGAAACATGCTAAATATGTTGAAGGTGCAGAAGCCGGTATGTTTTACAATACAGTTACAAAGAAACTGTATAATGGTGAGAAGGGAATTGAAGTAATTCCTGTATTCTACAAAATGACTTACCCTGAATGGGCTCCCTTTGAAAGAAAAGAGGGAAGACCAATCAGTAATGATAGGGGTCCAAGCGTTATGGCAGAAACCACTCAAAACGACAGAAACAAAGATGTGTTGAAAAATGGTAACGAGATTATCAAAACAGCAAATCATTTTGTTATTATTAATGGTGAAAGACCTGAGAAAGCTTTAATGACGATGAAGTCTACTCAGTTAAAAGTTAGTAGAGGATGGAACTCATTGATGGAAGATCAATTTGAAATCGATCCAAAAACTAATAAGTCTGTACCCGCACCAGTGTTTTCAAGGGTTTATAAATTAAATTCTGTAGAAAACTCAGGCAGCTTTACTTGGCATGGTTATACTATATCTATGTTAAGAAAAATTGATGATGCTGGTATATACCAAATGTCCCGTGATTTTCACAACTCTTTAAAGAACGCGCAGCAAAAAACTGCCACAGTTTCAGAGGAAGATAAATCAAACTACTAGTTTCTCGCAAGAGAGATGTGGGCGGTTATAGGGAGACTGAAGCCGCCCATAAAAAGGGATCATTATGTTTAAAGAGTTTATAGAATTATTTACTGGTTATGGTGGAGATTTCGGTATTGCCGATATGTCTAGTGCAAAGCTGGACTCCGAAAGAAACAAATTAAAACCAGATTATGAATGGTCAGGCAGACCAGTCACAGAAGAAGACTACAAAAATCACATAGCAGGAAACATATCAATAGGTATACAACCTTGTACTATTGACGGCACAGCAAGATTTGGTTGTATTGATATTGATCCAAAGAATTATAAAGATTTTAATATACAAAACTACCTCGCTTTATTTCAACAATATAAATTACCTTTGATACCTATGCTTTCTAAAAGTGGTGGTCTTCATTGTTATATATTTATGGAGGAATATATACCTACAGCAGATTTAATCGAAGGGTTAAAATCTTTTCTGTTACCACTAGGATTAAAACCTACCACAGAAATTTTTCCAAAACAGAAAGAGCTAAAGGAAGACGACAAAGGAAACATTAAGCCAGGTAATTTTATTAACTTACCCTACTATAATAATGGACAAACACATAGATACGCAGTTGATAAAGATAATAATAAACTATCTTTAGAGCAGTTTATACAATTAGCTAATCAATCGAAGACAACAAGAGACAAATTAAATACTTTAGTAGAAGACACACATAAAAATATATTATTAGGAACTGACCCTGAATTTTCTGATGGTCCACCTTGTTTAGCTTTATGTTCTAAAACAAAATTAGATGATGGCAGAGATAGGTTTATGTATAATTATATGGTCTTTGCAAAGAAAAAATACAAAGATAAGTGGCAAGATTTTGTATCAAAAGCAAACTATGCTTATTTAGAATATCCTTGGGATAAATCTAAACTAGATCAAAAATTAAAAGCTTGGGATAAAGAAACAGCAGGTCATACTTGTTATGAAGAACCTATCAAAGATAAATGTATGCGTAGTCTTTGTTACTCAAAACCTTTTGGTGTTAAGTCAGACAGTATAAATGTTTTTCCAGACATAACTGATTTTGAAATAATAAAATATGAACAACCTGAATATAGATTTAATGTGGTTATGCCTAACGATGATAAGATAGCAGTAATTATATCTAATCTTAAATTAATGACAACGCAGAAAGAAGTATTGAATTTAATATGGGAACAGACAGGAATATATTTTGAACCTATAAAACAAAAAGATTGGAGAGCAAAGTTAAACGAATGGAGAAAAAATTGTCAAAATATTACACCACCTGAGGGTACAAGTACAGATGATATTTTATCACAAGAACTATTTCAGTATTGTGTTAACGGTCCACAAGCAAGAGAAAGAATACAAATTAGATTAGGTTCTTGTCTTACTGAGGAGGGTTTTCATTTCTTTAAGTATCAATCTTTTCTTACACACCTTGGTAACGATTGGAAGATATCAAAAGAAAAAATAGGACAAAAATTAAAAGAAAGATTTAAAGTAGAATTTAACTACTCACTTAAAGTAGATGGCAAGGTAGAAAAAGTTTGTAAACTAAAACAATTACACATTGATAAAATAGAATACAAACCTGTTGAAAGAAAAGGATCTAACTACTAATGAGACATAAAGTTGTAGGACCACCAGGTACAGGAAAAACTAAAACATTATTAGATAAAGTAAAAATGTATTTAGATACAGGTATATCCCTAGATAGAATAGGATACTTTGCATTTACAAGAAAAGCTTCTGAAGAAGCAAGAGATAGATTTTTACAACAAAGACCAAACTTAAATAAAAAAGATGTAAAATATTTTAGAACATTACATTCTTTAGCTTTTAACAATCTAGGATTAAAAGAAGAGAATGTTATGAATGAACTTAATTACAAAGCCATTGGAGAAACATGTGGTATACAAATAAATTATGCATCATATGAAACAAACACATTCAACGGTATATTCTCATCTGATAGTGAGTATCTTAATTTAATTAACCTAGCTAGAGTAAAAAGAATAAGCTCTTTAGAACAATTAGATTTAAATGAACATCTTAGTAAAGTCGAAAGAAATAAATTAGAGGCAATAGACATAGAAATTAAAAATTATAAAAAAACATATGGTCTAATAGATTTTACAGATATGTTAGATAAATTTTTAGAAAAAGGAAGTATTAGTAATAAATTAGATGTTGTTTTTGTAGATGAAGCTCAAGACCTATCTATAATACAATGGGATGTATTAAACAAAATAGAGAAAGAAAACAGTGCAGATATATGGGTTGCAGGTGATGATGACCAAGCGATCTTTGGTTGGGCAGGAGCTGATGTAGATTCTTTTATAGATTGGGAGGCAAATGAAATACCTTTACAACAATCAGAAAGAGTTCCTAGTCAAATACAAGAAATAGCTTTATCTATAATAAATAGGGTGCAGGACAATAGATTAGAAAAAACATACAAACCTAAAAAAGAAAAAGGAGAGATATTCGAAGTTATTAATCTATGCGATATTGATATGATTAAGGGAACTTGGTTAATATTAGCTAGAACAAATCCTTTATTAAAACCTATATCCTCTATTCTCAAAAACAAAGGGTTATTTTTTAAAACAGTTGATGGCAATAGTATAGCAAAGAATCTATATGAAGATAAATTAAATTGGGATAAAATGAGAAAAGGTGAAACCATACCAGAAATACAAGAACAAAGATTATTAGAAAAAATTAAAGGTAAACCTAATTTAGATTTAGAATGGTATGATGCATTTACAAACGTTGCGTCTGCAAAAATAGATTATCTTAGAGTAATGTTATCTAATGGAGAAAAAATAAATAAAGACCCTAGAATAACAGTATCAACAATTCATAGTGCAAAAGGCGGTGAGGCTACTAATGTAGTGTTGTTTTTAAACCAAACTACAAACACTATGAAAGCATCTAAGAAGTCTGTTTATAAACAAGATGAAGAGTATCGTGTTTGGTATGTAGGTGTAACAAGAACGATACAAAATTTATATCTAGTAAAATGTAATAACAAACGAAAGGAGTTTATAATATGAGTGCATACAAAAAACAAGTTGGAGGATCTCATTATAAAGATATGAAGATTCAACCAAGTCAATTTATAAATGACAATAGGTTGCCTTTTGCAGAGGGATCAGCTATAAAATATATATGCAGACATGCAGCGAAAGGTAAAGAACAAGACATCGATAAAGCAATACATTATTTAGAAATGATAAAAGATAGAGACTACAAATGATATTTAAAGCACAAACAGAGTGGGTAAAACCTACAGAGTTTCCAGATCTACGTCATGCAAATGAAATAGCTATTGACTTAGAGACACACGATCCAGAACTAAAAAAACTAGGTACAGGATCTATTGTAGGTAGAGGTAAAGTTGTAGGTATAGCTGTAGCCACAGATGGTTATGCAGGATACTTTCCTTTTGATCATGAGGGTGGTGGTAACCTTGATAAAGATTTAGTGATGAAATGGTTTAAAGACGTTTGTGAATCTACAGCTGATAAAGTATTTCATAATGCAATGTATGATGTGTGTTGGATTAGAGCCATGGGGTTTAAACTTAATGGTAGACTATATGACACAATGATTGCAGCATCATTAGTTAATGAAAATAGATTTAGATTTGATTTAAATAGTTTAGGTTGGGATTACGTTGGCCAAGGTAAAAATGAAACAGAATTAAATAACGCAGCAAAAGAATGGGGAGTAGATCCTAAAGCAGATATGTGGAAATTACCTGCATTATACGTAGGGAATTATGCACAAAGAGATGCAGAGCTTACTTTAGCTTTATGGAAAGTAATGCAAAAAGAAATAAGTTTACAAGATATAGGATCTATATTTGATTTAGAAACAGATTTATTTCCATGTTTAGTAGATATGAGATTTAAAGGCGTACGTGTCGATACCGAATCCGCTCATAAATTA